AGCCCCAAACCTTCCACTACCCTCCGAAAGAGGTATATTATGAAAAAATATGATTTCAGCAATCCACAGGTATTTGAACAGCTTGAAGATAAGGCGATTGACGGTCAGCTTGATTACTCAAGCTTTCCTCCACCCGAGTATAAATACTTTTCAAGGCTTGCAAAGGTAGGCTACAACAACCGTCATAAAGGCTGGGATATAAACATCTGCCTTGAATGGCAGGACAAGCTCAGAACGGAGTATAAGCGTGACAGAAACGATGCAGACGAATACCGTATGCTCTCACAAAGAATTATGGATAATGTTATGAAAAGCGCCGACTTCGTCCGTAAGATGTATCAGTCCCAAACCAACGAGCAAACCATAATCAATGCCCTCCAAGCCTTAGAATGCCTAACCAACGAAAACGGCTTAACCAAAAGAATAACCGAAAAATTAAAGGAGAATGAAGAAAATGATTGATTGTTCAAAAACGGAACAGTACTTTGCTGAAAAGCAAAGAATGGTAAAACTACAAACAGGTGAAGTATGCGAAATTAGTTGCGAAGAGTGTCCATTAAGTAGTATGAATAATGGAGAGGGCATTGTGTGTTCGGACTTTGAAACATGCTATCCCGAAAAAGCAATTGCAATTATACAGAAATGGTCGGATAAGCATCCGCAAAAGACATATCTTACGGAGCTTTTGGAGAATTATCCGAACGCAGAGCTTGATCACGGAGTACCAAAGGTTTGCCTAAAAAAATTAGGAGCTGTTTCGGGTTGTGCAAAAACAAAAAAAGGTGACTTGTATATTAGCTGTTATAGTTGTTGGAATCAGCCTATTGAGGGCGGTGAAGAGTAATGGGAGAGCTTAAAGGCAAAATAATAGATTTTGAACCGTATCGTGTGGAAAAGGAGCTTGAACAATTTAAGGATTATGATGAAAAGAACTTTTTTGCAGATTGTTATGTTAGTAACGAGTGCAAAAATCCAGACAGTTACGGAATTGTATGTGTAAAATGCGGAGAGTGCGGACGCACTTTTACAAAAGATGGAATTTTAAAGGAGGATAATTGTAATGACACCAAATGAATACAGGCAACGGCTTATTGAATTACTGCTATCAGATTGGTCTGATGAAATGGACGGTGAAAAATAATGGCATTTCCCGAAAAGCTAAAAGCGTTAAGACTTGAAAATGGCTTAACGCAAGATGAACTGGGCGAAAAGCTCTATGTGAGCAGAACAAGTATATCTTACTATGAGCAGGGAAAATTTGAACCTAATATTGAAACCATAATAGCTGTAGCGAATTTATTTAACATCACAACAGATGAATTGTTGAAGTGAGGTGTGAACACAATGACAAACTTTGAAAAAATCAAACAGATGAGCGTTGAGAATATGGCGGAAATGTTGCTTGATGAAAGTGAAAAACATTTTACATACTGCAACCATTGTTCACATCAAAGTTTTTATGCACCGCATTGTACATCTAGCAACCTTCGAATAGATTGCATACATGCAGTCAAAAAATGGCTTGAAAGTGAGGTAGAAGAATGAAAGGCGTTAAAAATATCACCGTTAATTACGATAACGGCGAAACAGAAACCTTAAATAAAGGTGTAGTTGTTGGTTTTGATGAAATCAACAATGAAGAAGAAACTATCAAAGTCAGATATCGTATGTGCGATATTAAAGGCAAGGATTTGCATTTGATTGTAAACGCTGTTGTTGCGTTGGCGCAGGAACTTGGTATGCTTGACGAGGAGTGTGAAGTGGATTGACAGCTAAACCGATAACGATTACTTGTCAAAAATGCGGAATTGAAGTTATTACACTTTGCGTTAAAACAAAATACTGCCCGATTTGCCGGAAAGAAATCCTTAGCAAAAAAGCCAAAGCGAGGGAAAGAAAAAAAGCGCTCTCTAAAAAATCTAAAATACCATTCAGACCATTAACCGATATTTCTGAATTTCTATTTTGTAAGTATGATTTTCTTGGTGAATCTGTTAAACAGATTGCGAAAGATTATGAGCGCAATCCTTCTCAAGTCCGGCAAGTGATTCAAACAGCAAAGGCAAACGGAAATTATCAAAAACACATCGACAAGTACAAAGTTATGATAGGAAAATAAAAAAAATGAGAACTTTCGACTTAACTTTTGCTCGGCGGCTTGAGCAAGCAATGACCGAACGGAATATTTATCCTTCGGACCTTGCGCGTAAGTCCGGAGTGAGCCGGTCAAATATCTATAACTACATAGCAGGGACAAGTCAACCGTCTGCGTACAATGTTAAGCGCATAGCTCTGGCATTATCAACATCGGCAGATTGGTTGCTCGGATTAGTAGATTAAAAAAACAGTCCCTTACTTGGGACGCAAAATAGTTTAAAATAGAGTTATGATGCAAGAGGACTATTGCATTGTAGCTCTATTTATTATTTTACAAAGCAAAATTATGATTAAACGAAAAGTAACAACGGACTGGATTGTCCGCCAAATCCGTGAGGGTAAGGCATATAGGTTTTATTTAACAGCTGATTGGCAAAGAGTTCGAGATGTAAAAAAAGCGAAAGAACATTACGAATGCGAACGCTGTCGTGCTGTGGGTAAGTACAGCCCTTGCGAAGCCGTGCATCACAAGCTATATCTCAAGGCAAGACCTGACCTTGCTCTTGATATCAACAACCTTGAATGTCTTTGTAAAGATTGTCATTACAAGGAACATCACAAATATGAACCCAAAAAATTAAAAGATGAGTTTGCTGAACGGTGGTAAGTCAAAAAAAGCATACCCCCGGGTCAAAAATCAAAAAAATTTCAGGCTGATGGATAACGGTGTAAAGGCACGACAGTTTGGTCTCGCGCACGCACACGAGGAATTTTTGAGAGAGGAGTAGTCACAAATGGCACAAATTAAAATTGCAGAAATCAAGGACAGCTTAATCGAACAACTGACTTTGAAGGGGGCAAACATTGAAGTCTATAGAGATTTAATTGACAGCTATATTTTTTGTACGAAGCTAGAACGTAAAATGCAGGCGGACATCCGCCAAAATGGTTTGACATACAAAGCTATCAGTGCCACAGGTAAAGAGTACATGAAGGACAACCCCTCGGTAAAAAATGCAGTAATGTACAACAAACAGCGCTTAGCAATTCTCTCACAAATGGGGTTGTCAATCGACAAAGTTGAGAGTGATTCGGATGACGAACTGTAAAGTCATAGACGATTACATCGACCTTGTTAAAAGCGGTAAATATCGCGTCTGCCGTGAACAAATTCAGCTGATAAAGTTTGTTGAAAATGTTTTTGAAAACGAAGAAATCTATGTTGATGAAGAACAGCTTAAAAAATATTTAGCTTTGCAGAAATATTTTCCTTATCAACTTTTTGAATGGGAAAAGTTTTGCTTTGCGTTGCATAATTGCACATACTCAGCTCCCGGCATTTTAAGGTTTCCCGACCTTGTACTTATCGTCGGAAGAGGTACAGGCAAAAATGGCTATTTAGGTTTTGAGGATTTCGCGCTTTTAACACCGATAAATGGTATTAAAAATTACGATATTGACATTTGTGCAACATCGGAAGATCAGGCGACTATTACTTTTAACGATATTTATAATGTCCTTGAAGATAACAAAGCCAAAATGCAAAAACACTTTAAGTGGACGAAAACAAGAATTGTAAATATAAAGACAAACTCTGTGTTGAGATATCGGACATCTAACAGTGATACGAAAGACGGCGGTAGACCGGGCAAGGTCGATTTTGACGAGAAACACGCTTACGAAAACTACAAGCTTATTGACGTGTTTGTCACCGGTTTAGGAAAAAAGCCACTCCCGAGAACTACTACAACCACAACAATGGGATATGTGAGAGACGGTCCGCTTGACCAAGAGTTTGCGAGAGGCCTTGAGGTTTTGAACGGTGATGCGCCCGACAACGGCACGCTTTATTTTATTTGCCGATTAAATGACGAAAAGGAAGTTCATGACGAGCAAAATTGGTACAAGGCGAATCCAAGCTTGCAATATTTTCCAAACTTACTTCGAGAACTTCGGAAGGAATACGAAAAATGGAAAATTGATCCGAATAATAACCCTTCATTCATGACGAAGAGAATGAATTTACCGCAAGGAACAGAAGCGAATCCTGTAACCTCGTGGGAAAATATCAAAGCTACAAACAGGCCTCTCCCCGACCTTGAGGGCAAGCCGTGTGTTTTTGGCATTGACTACACAAAAACTACTGACTTTTTGGGTATCGGTTTGATGTTTTTGATTGACGGCTCAATCGTATGGAAACCATTTTCGTGGTATTGTTCGCAATCTGCGGATTTGGGCAGAATTAAATTTCCTTATGCTCAACAGCTTGATTTACAAAGGGTTGACGGAGCGGAAATACCTCCCGAAATTGTAGCTGATTGGTTGAGAGAACAGAAAGAACATTACAACATTGTCGGCGGAGCGTTAGATAACTACCGCTATACATTACTCAAAGAGCCGTTAATGCAGTTGGGTTTTGAATGCGACCGCAAAGGACGAAACAATCTAAAACTTGTAAGGCCTTCAGATAAAATGCTTGTAGCTCCTCTGATTGCTTCGGATTTCGCTAATCATCGTATAGTTTGGGGTGATTCGGCATTAATGCGCTGGTACACAAACAATACTTCTGCTGTTGAAGATAAAAACGGCAATATCATATACGGAAAGATTGAGCCAAAATCACGAAAGACAGATGGATTTATGGCGTTCGTCGCCGCATATACACAGCTTGATTTGCTGAAACAAAATCAGCCGATGACGGTTGACGAACTCAAAAATTGTTTTAATGCAATTGTATTTTAGCAATTGTATTTTAAAAGGTAGGTGAAAAAATGAAAGTAATAAACTGGGTGAAAAATCTCTTTAAAAAAGATGCCGTTGCAGCGGAATTTAACGAGGACGGCTCGACAGTTGATGAACAGAGGTTTCACCTGACTGAGCTTGCTCTGTTTACGGCGATTGATTTTATCGCCCGAAGTTTGGCAAAGTGCGAATTTGTGACGGTGAACAATAACCGAGAAAGTCGCAAAGCTGAATACTATCTGTGGAACTATGCACCTAACAAACATCAAACAAAAATCGAATTTTTTACGCAGGCTGTCGCAAAATTGATTTTTGACAATGAACTGTTAATTATCGAAACAGCCGATAATCAGCTTATGATTGCTGATAGCTTTTCGAGAACGGAACACGCTTTGATTGACGACACATTCAGCGGCGTTACTTGTCGAAATTTTACATATCAGCGAACTTTTTTTGAAAATGAAGTAATTTATCTTCAATATAATAATTTCGCTCTGAGGGGATTGTTAGCCGACATGTGCAACACTTACGAGCAGTTAATGTTGTCGGCTCAGGAAAGATATAACAAAGCGGTCGGACACAAAGGCATCTTAGAGATGGATAATTACAGCTTCGGCGACGAAAACTTCGCTGAAACTTACAACAAAGTTTTGGCAAAGCAGTTTAAAGCGTTTTACGCAAACAAAAACGCTGTTATGCCTCTTTACAAAGGCATGCACTACACCGAACCCTCAACCGATGCCGGAAAGACTACGAACAGCGAGATTAACGACATTCAAAAGTTAAAAACCGAGGCATACACGATTGTTGGCAATGCTTTGCACATTCCGCCGGCAATTTTAAGTGGTGAAGCATCGCAATTGTCTGATGCGCTGGATTGTGCTATTGGAAATGCGATTGATCCGATTGCGAATATGTTTGAACAAGAGATTACAAAAAAGAGATTCGGCGCTACCGAATTTAGCAAAGGCAATTATCTACTGATTGACACAACGACAGTCAGACACATTGATGCCGTAAGTCAGGCGAATAATCTTGATAAGTCAATTGCCAGCGGTGTGCTGACACCTGCGCAGGCTCAAAAATATTGCAATATGCTCCCTTGCCCCGAAAAATGGGCGAATGAATATTATATTACGAAAAATTATCAAACAGCGGAAACCGCATTGAAAGGTGGTGAATAAATGAAAGACAGAAACTACAACATCAAACAGATTGCTGAAAATCAGAGTGTCTTGCAGATCTATCTTTACGGCGAAATTGAGCCGAGCTACTTGAATATTTGGGGCGACCTTATTGAATCCAAAACAAGTGCCGAATATATCCGTAAAGCAATCGAAAAAGCCGAAACAATTAACGGCATTGAGCTCTATATTAACTCAATCGGCGGTTATGTTGATGAGGGCGTGACGATTTACAATTTGCTCAAACGGCAGAGTGTGCCCGTCACTGCATACATTGACGGTATGGCTTGTTCAATCGCCTCTGTTGTCGCAATGGCGGCTGACAAGATTGTAATGCCGTCAAACACAACAATGATGATTCATCACGCAATCGGCGGTTGTTACGGAAATGCGAAAGAACACAGAGAGTTTGCAACCCAGCTCGACAAAATTAGTGAAGCAAGTACAAACTCTTACCTTGTGCATGCAGGCGATAAGCTCACGAGAGAAACCCTCGAGCCGCTTCTCAACGCAGAAACATTTCTGACTGCACAGGAAGCTTTTGACATCGGCTTGTGTGACGAAATTCTTGATCCGGTTGATTTAACCGAATCAAAAGAGATTGTTGACGATGCGCAACAGAAGAAAAACCCGAAAGCAAAACAGGCAGCGGCAGAGCTTTTAAAAATGCTCGGAACAAAGCCTGAACCGCAGACACCGCCCGAACCACAGGCTGAACCGAAAGAAAAGGATAGCTTTGAATTTTTTGAAGAACTTTTTAAAACCAAAAATTATTTGTAAAGGAAGATGAAAAAATGAAAAATCTTGATTTACTTGCAAACGCAAAAGCACAGTTTGCACAGAATTTTAAAGACGCTTTTGAATCAAAAGACGAAACAAAGATGACAAACGCTCTCAACGAGTATGCGGAGAGTATTCAGCAGTCCATTATTTCCGTTGCTCAGGAAATCGGCGAAACTGCCGACAATGCAATTCTCTCGAACAGAGGTTTCAGACAGCTCACGACAGCTGAACAGAAATTCTACGAAAACTTTGTAAAATCAGCAAAGTCAAACGATGTTAAGCAGGCTCTTACAGGTCTTGATGTTACAATTCCCCAGACGATTCTTGATTCCGTGCTTGATGACATCACAAGCACGCATCCACTTCTCGATGCAATCGGCATCGAAAACACATACGGCTCTGTTAAGGCGATTTTTGCCACAGACACAAAACAGCTCGCCGCTTGGGGCGCACTGAACTCCAAAATCACGCAGGAGCTTGCCGGCACAATCCAGGAAAAGGATTTCTCAACATCAAAGGTAAGTGCCTTTGTCCCTGTTCCGAAGGATATGCTTGACCTCGGCGCAATATACATCGATGCATATGTTCGCAGAATCCTTGCGGACGCTCTCGCATATGCCCTCGAGGACGGTTTTATCAACGGCGACGGCAACGGAAAGCCTATCGGTATGCTCAAGGACCCCGAAGGAGCAGTAAAAGCAAACGCTTACACCGAAAAAACAGCAACAAAGCTCACAAGCCTTGACATTAAGTCGTATATGGGTGTTGTTGCCAAGCTTGCGAAGGGCAAGGGCGGCAAGACAAACAACATCACATCGGTTGACCTCATCGTTAATCCTGTGGACTATCTCACGAAGATTATTCCTGCGACAACTGTACTTGCAACAGACGGCTCATATAAAAACAACCTCTTCCCCTTCCCGACGAATGTTTATCCGTCTGAAATGGTTACAGAAGGTACTGCCGTTATCGGCCAGCTTTCAAGATATAAAGCCTGCCTCTCAACAGGTAAGGAAGGTAAGCTTGATTACTCTGACCAGTATCAGTTTCTCGAAGACAACAGAGTTTATCTTGTTAAGGCTTATGCAACAGGTTTTTCGCTTCACACAAACGATTTTCTTAAGCTCGATATTTCAGCGCTCAATCCTGCTGAAATCAAAGTAACTCTAAATCAGGCAACAACAGTTTAATTTATCACGGAGGTGTTGAACAATGGGAATTATAAGCGATGTAGTTAATATGCTCGATTTTGACCGTGAGCACATCGAAACAGATGAAGGCACAAAGTCAAAAATTGAGTTAATTATAGCCAATGGAAAGCAGCACCTCCGTGATTATAACCCTCTGCTTACTGATGAGGATTTTGACCGACCGACAAGGGCAAGAAGTTTACTGTTTGATTACTGCCGTTACGCTTACTCAAATGCTGTTGAAATGTTCGACCATAATTTTGAAAGCGAAATTTTGAAATTAAGGCAGGAATACGAGGTGCGAATGTATGATACTGAAGAATAACATTGATTTTTTGACATTCAACGACGGACTTGCAAAAATCTACGAAACGGACGAAAACGACGACATCATCACCGACAGCCTGAAAAAATATCGTTTCGGCAATGAAAAAATCGGTGTAACTCGTTTTTATGGTGCAAAACAAAATGATATTGAACTGTCGAAAGTTATCCATATCCACAAAGATGAAACTTTGAGAACGGATATGGCGGTCATTATTGACGGCACACGGTTCAAGATTGAACAAATTCAGCACGATAAAAGCAAAAATCCCCCTTGCTCGATTGTGAGCCTGTCACAAAGGGGACTGTATGAGGGTGGTGCAGATGTTTTTTAAAAACTACGATGAATTTGTTGAACTCATAAAGTCTTGTGGTTTTAAGTGTGTGGAGGCAGATTACAACAAGTCAACCCCTGCTCCCTATCTTGTTTACTTTAAAGACGAGGAAGAAGGCATTTACGCAGACGGTAAATGCCTTTGGAAAACTGCAAAAATCATCATAGAACTCTACACAGCGAAAGATGACCACACAAGCGAAACGAAGTTTGAGGAGTGGCTCAACGAAAACGGCTTCGGTTGGAAAAAACCAAATCGAGCATGGGACACAACCAATAAACTTTGTGTAAGCTATTACAATTTGGGCGTGACTTTTGATGAGTAGTTACAAAAAAGTTGGTATCGACCGCCTTGGCGATACCCTATCGAAAGAGCTGTCAACCTATTCGGCTGATGTGCAAATGGGTGTCCGACTATTGGTCGATGAAAAATCCAAAGAACTTAAAAACGCAATCAAAAAAGAAGCACCTGTCGGCTACAGAAAAAAATATCGCAAATCGTTCAGAATTAAAATCACGAACGAAACATTCAGGTTTTACGAAAAAACAGTTTATGCGGAAAAACCAGAGTATCGGCTTACACACCTTCTTGAAAAAACTCGTAAAAAGAGAGGTAAAAAAGGCGGAACGATACAGCCGAAGATGCACATTGCTCCGGCTACGAAAAAAATACACGAAGAATTTGAAGCCGGAATAAAAAAACTTATCAAATCATCGGAAGCTATGGGCGGTGGTGATTTGAGCAGCATAAAAAGAATTTAAAGCATAAGGAGTGCTTATTTTATGAACAAAACTATTAGAAAAGTTGGTTATGCTACGCTAACAGAAAGCAGCACCGGTGAAATCACATACGGTAAGCCCGTGTGGTTTAAGTCTGATGAAGCAGGCGGAAGAAGTATCGGTGCAGAGCCTATTGGCGATTCAAACACGATCTATGCTGACGGTTTGCCTATCATCGTAGCAAGTGCGAACGGCGGCTACACAATCAGTCTTGAGCTTATTTCAGCAGTCGACGACATCGAAAAAGATTGGTTCGGCAATGATGAAGCAACCGAAGGCGGTATCATCGAAAAGGGCGGCATTAAAGTGATGCCGAGATTCGCTCTTCTTGCTGCAAAGGAAACATACAAAGGTGATAAGCTCTACGAGATTGATACCTATTTCGACTGCGTAGCTGCAAGAGCAAGCAGAAACGACAAAACATCAGAAGGTAACTTCGACCCACAGTTCCCGACCTTTACGGTTACAGCAAAGCCACGCCCTGACAATGACTTTGTGCGCTACACATCATATGCAGATACTCTGCCCGAAAGCGTTGTAGTTCCGACCGTTAAGGCAAATTCCGCAACGGAATAATTTCAAAGGTAGGTTAAAACATGAAAGACACAGTTGTTATTAACAATACAAACGTTGAGGTTGAGGTTACAGCATATACAATGCTCATCTACGAGGACACATTCAAAGGCCACAGTTTTCTGCGTGATGCCGACCGTGTTCTGGTTAAAAATCTTAACGATGTAAAGTTCGGTTCTGCCGTAAAGCTTTTGTGGGCAGCGGCAAAGACGGCAGACGATACAATTTCTAACTTTAAGGCTTGGTCAAAAAATGTGAGTATTAAGGACGCTATTTCAGCGACCGACACAATTATCAAACTCATCGTTGACAGCCTTAAAAGCGACAGCCCAAAAGCGACAGCGACAGCGACCTAAACGGATTTAAAACTTTCCTGACGGCGAAAGAGGTCTTATCTTATGCCGGCAGGTGTGGTCTGACTGTCGCTGACCTACAAAGATTTACAATAGGTTTTGTGCTTGATTATGTAGAAGCCTATTTTGCATTACGAAACAATAAGAATATCCACGAAGATGAAGAAAAATATCGGAAAATGAAATCTGTATTGCCTTTCGTGACAGAAAGATTTGAAAGTAAAGAAATCTCGGAAGAGCAGTACAGCGAGTTTATGAACCGATATAGGAAATTGGAGGACAGATATGGCATCAACGATTAAAGGCATCACCGTCAAGATTGCCGGCGACACTATAGATTTACAGAAATCCTTAAAAGCTGTACAGTCCTCATCGGCGAGCTTGCAGAGAGAACTGACTGCGATTAATAAGCAGTTAAAATTTGACCCTGAAAACACCGTTCTGCTTGCTCAAAAACAAGAAGTATTGAAAGAGCAGATTGATAAGAGTCAGTCTGCTCTTAAAAAGTTACTTGATGTACAGGATCAGGTTGAAGAACAGGCAAAAAACGGCGAAATCTCAACCGAACAGTACAGAGCTTATCAGCGTGAAGTTGAAAAAGCGAAAAGCAAACTTGAAACTTTCACTAAACAGCTTGCGGAAACCGAGGAAAAAGCAAACGAAATAAACCTCGAATCTGCCCGAAGTGAGATGTCAAGAACTGAAAAAAGTGTTGACAAGACAGGCGACAGCTTTAGAAACCTTGAAAATAAGTCAAATAAAACTGATTTATCCAAGGTCAAGAAAGAGATGGATGATGTTAAGTCATCTGCCGATAATCTTAAATCCGCCGTCGGTGATGCCTTAAAAGAAGCTACTGCTACAGCAACGGCAATTGGCGGAGCTGTTACAGGCGCAATTGTAAGCGCAAACGGCGAACAAAAGGCGCTAAACTCTTTGCAGGCACAAGCAGGCTTGACCGCCGAGGAGATGACAAAGTACAAAGATGTCCTTGAAGATGTTTACAAAGGAAATTTCGGCGAATCTCAGGAAGAAGTTGCAAATGTCCTTGCTTTAATTAAGCAGACAACGAACGAGACCAATCCAAGCAAGCTTAAAGATATGACCGAAAATCTCTTTACTTTAAGAGACGCTTACGATTATGACTTCGTCGAAACGCTAAGAGCGGCGAATATGCTTATGGAACAGTTTGGCGTAACGGGCGATGAAGCGTTTAATCTTATTGCTCAGGGCAGTCAAAAAGGTCTGAATAAAAACGGCGATTTGCTCGATACAATCAACGAATATTCCGTACATTATAAGCAACTCGGCTATGATGCAAATGAATTTTTTAATTCGCTTGAAAATGGCTCTAAAGCAGGTACTTTCAGTATTGACAAGCTTGGCGATGCCATGAAAGAGTTTGGAATCCGTTCTAAAGATACAAACTCGAGTACGCAGGAGGGATTTACTCTTCTTGGCTACGGCGCAAAAGCCTCAGCTGAGGACATTCAAAAAGCCAAAGACGAAGTCGCAAAGCTCGAAAAAAATCTTTACTATGCAAAAGAGGAGCAAAAAGGCTTTAACAATTCGACGAGCGAATTAACAAAGCAAAAGAATGCCGATAAAATTGAACAATATTCAGAGGCGCTAAAAACTGCTAAAGAAAATCTTGCAAATCTCGAATCAGCAGGCAAAGGCGCAAAAGGTAGTATTGAGGATTTGCAGGCAAGATTTGCAAAAGGCGGAGACAGCGCAAAATCGGCAACATCGGAAGTCTTAAACGCTCTTTTTGAGATGGATGATAAAGTCAAGCAAAATCAAGCAGGCGTTGACTTGTTTGGCACAATGTGGGAAGATCTGGGTGTTGACGGCGTAAAAGCTTTGATGAAGGTTAATGGCTCTGCTGACAAGACCAAAAACACGATGAAAAAAATCAAAGACATCAAATATGACGATGTTGAAGCTGATTGGGAAAGTCTTGGTAGAACCGTACAGACTGACATTATTAACCCGATAGGAAAATCATTGTTTCCTGAGGTTAAAAAACTTTGTAAATTTGTTGAAAACCATACTGACGATATTATCCCTACGCTTAAAATTGTTGGCTCTCTCGTTGGTGGCATTTGGGTAGGCAAAAAAACAACCGCTGTTGTAAGCGGTGTACAAAGCCTTATAGGCGCATATAAAAGTCTCAGAACTGCTACAGAGACTGCCAAAATCGCACAGGAAGGTCTTAACCTCGCACAGAAATCAAACGCAATCGGAATCATCGTAGGCTTAGCGGCTACGCTTGTAGGTTCCTTGTGGTCAATCGCAAGTGCGAACGATGAAGCCAAAGAATCACAGGACAAGCTCAACGAAGCGCATGAACAGGCTCAGGAAGAAATCAAAGAGCTGAAAGATGCCAATGATGAGTATGTGCAAAGTAAGAAAGATGCGGCGTCAGAGGTTGACAGCGAATTTCAATATTATGACAATTTGTGGGACGAATTGCAAGGTATTGTAGACCAAAACGGAAAAGTCAAAAAAGGTTACGAGGACAGAGCAAAATTTATTACCAATGAATTGAGCCGAGTTACAGGCGATGAAATCACTTGGAACGGCAATGTTATTCAGTCCTATAAAGACCTTAAAGGCTCTATGGATAAAGCACTTGAATCAAAGAAAGCCCTTGCTATGTTATCAGCTACAGAAGATGCTTATCAGACTGCTGTATCAGGTCTTGCAGGAGCGAAAACTGACGCAATAAATGCTTATGCCAAAAAGAAAAAGGCACAAGAAGAGCGCGACAGTGCAGCGGAAACCGCACAAAAATATAATACAGAAGGACTTGACAGAAACAAAAAAATAATCAAAATTGCGGGGTGGGCATTTGAGAATGGAAAAATCTCGCAAACCGATTATCAAAAATACCTTAAAGACGCACAAAATAAGCAGAATATAGCTAAAAACGAGCGTGCTTTATCATCATTTGGCGCGGCATACGGTGCTGAAAGTCAAAAAACTAAAGATAACCTCAAAGAGAAAGAAAAAACTCTTAAAGAAGTTGAAAGCAAATATAACGAGTATCAAAGAAAACTCGTTAATTTTAACACCACGATCCAAAACGTCGAAAACCTCACAGCGGCAAATGCTAAAGGCAACACCGAAGAGATTAGAGCCGCAATGTCAGATTTATCTAACAACATTGTTACATACACAACAGGCACTAAAGATGCTCTCGAACAGCAGGTCAATGATTTTAAGACAAATGCCGAGAATCTACGGACGGCATACAAAGACGGTGTTGAAGGTGTTACAAAAGACCAAGTTGAAGAAGCCGAAGAGTTGCAGGAAAGAGCAGAAATCGAACTTGCTAAGTACACCGATATGTACGGCACGGTTGCCGCAATCGCAACGGGCAAAGCTGACGAAATCAATGCGCAACAGCAGAAAATCAAAAACGGTTTCATTGATGCTGAAACAGGTTCAAGAGAGAGCCTCGAAAATCAGCTTGCGAACTTTACCGCAAACTATGAGTTGTTAAAAACTGCAATGGATGAGCATCAACCGGGTGTAACTCAAAAAATGGTTGATAATGCTCACGACCTCGTAGATAAGGCTACCGGTGAGCTCAACAAACTTGAGGGCAACGGCGAAAAAGCTGCGAAAAAGGGCGTTAATAAAACCGCTGAAACAATTGGCAGCAAAGAGTCAAAAGAAAAAATCGAAGGCAGTACAAAAAAAGCGGTAGATGTAACTGCATCACAAAACCTTGTAGCTTATGTAATATCGGCAAGCTCGATGCTCGGCGCATTTTTTTCAACAGGATTTTCATCCGGCATTGAATCGGTTATAGCTGGTGTAGGTAATTCAGCGGCATCAATTGCCGCTGCAGCCTTAGCATCAGTGCAAAAAGAGCAGGATTCACACTCTCCGGCAAAAAAGCCGAGAAAATTTGGTGTTTATTTTGGTAAAGGCTACTGTCTCGGAATTGAAGATGAAATCGTCGAAGCTCAAAAAGCAGCAAGGAACTTAGCGGCCAAAGCCTTGTCAGCTGTTGAGGGCGACCCTGTCGGTGCGATTAACAGTAAATTTGCAGGCATCCGCACACAAAGCCAAGATTACGCAGCGGCAAACAGCCAGATGTCAAAAATTGTGACTAACTCGCCTACGATTGAGATTAAATACATAGGCGATGTAAACATCAATAATGACATGGATGTTGACGATTTTAACCGCCGTGTATCGACCGCAATTGTGCAGACGCTTGACGGCGAAGCGGCTCGCTTGGGAGGTTAAAGATGAGGCATAGTTTTACATACAACGGTACTGATTTACGAACATTGGGCTTTTTTATAGCGAACACTCCCAAATATCAGATAGCGAAACGCAATTTTGATTTTATCTCTGTTTATGGAAAAAACGGCGGAGTGATTTCCGATAACGGTGTTTTTGACAATGTTGAAATGCAGTTCGAGGTCAACAGTTATCCGTACATTGTACCGAACGAAAGCAATGCAGAGCTTGTAAGAGCGTTTGCTGAATGGCTTACCGTTTGGGACGGTGAGTATAAAATCTTTAGGGATTCATATAACCCCGGCTATTTTACAAAAGCGATTTGCACAGGGGTTGAGCCAATAGAAGAGGTTGCCCCACTTTGCTTGTCAACAACAATAAATTTCAGCCGAGTGCCGTTTTGGTATAGCGATTTAGGGCAGGAGATTATCCGACCAAAATTGACCTCAACTCAAAATGCCGAAATCGAAATCTACAACCCTGAAAATTACACAGCCGAGCCTTTAATTAAAATCATCAACAAAGGTGCAAAAGTTAATCCGTTGACGCTGACGGTTAATGATGATCAAACTTTAACGGTTAAAACATCATCGGATAAGGATTATATTGAGCTTGATTCCGAACAGCAGTCCGCTTCTTTCAATAATGGCACGAGCTTGGCGAACAATTGCATAAGTTGTACAGAGTTTCCAAAGATTTTGCCCGGTTGGAATAAAATAAAACTCTCAGGAAAAAACGCAAATGCGTTTACTGACATTGAAATTAAGCCTAATTGGAGGAGATTGTAATGTACCCTATCTTGTACAATATTGCTGACTTTTACAAAAACTCAACACCATTGTTTGAATCTAACGGTTTCGGTTTTTTGACCGAATGCACCGAGTTTTTGGTTACAATGGAGCAAAATGGCACATACAGCTTTAGCGCGAAAATAAAAAGCACAGATAAGCTCGCGCCGAAAATTAAAATAACCTCATATATTAAAGCCAAAGTAAATAATGTATCTGAGCCACAGTATTTTTATGTCACAAAAATAGAAGTCGATAAAAACGGTGATTTGACCGTTTCGGGCGAACATGTGTCAAGAATGTTCTTTCAGAATGGAACAATTCCTCGTGCAATGGACGGTTCGATGTATGGCACACCGAAAGAACTAATTGACCACTTTATGCGAGATTACAGCACAGTAGGAGAACCTCTGCATATGTGGTTTACGGAAGCCCCATATAAGTGGTTTAGCTTCAGTTCATCAATCACAGCAAAGAAAAGAATTTACTTGGGTTATTCACAGGCAGTAAAGTTTGAGGATATCTTCAAGGACGATGATGAAGGACTAATAAATCAGTTTGACGGTGTTTTGTATTTTAATAATTTTGACATTTATTTTAACAAAATCAGTACAGCAGGTGCGAAAAGTGGCTATCGAATTGCTTTTGGCGCTAATGTGTCAGATTATAAGCAGACTGCTGAAATCGGCAATTACTATACACATGTTATGCCTTACGCACGATGCAACACTACGAATAATAAAGAAGTCGTCGTGTCAAGCCCTGAACCGTATGAAACAGAGTTAAAACGTAACATAAAAAACACATATTTGTATGATTGCACAAACAAAATCAAAAAATACACTTTAAATCCCAGCACCGGCGAAAACTACGAAGAAGTCAGAGATGCTTTGCGTAATGCAGTTGCTGATTATAACTATTCGACGGAACAAACATCGGAAACCCTGAGTATAAGGGTAACTCTTGAAAACGAGCTCACTAAAATGCACGCAATCAAACTTTATGATGAAGTGACGGTCGTAATGCCGGACGGCACGAATCTTAGCCGAAGAATTTCAAAAACTGTTTACGATAGCGTGTCCCAAAAATACAAAGAAATTACAATCGGTGACTTAAGTATGTCAATGTCTGATTTGCTGAAAATCCAAAGGAGGTTTAGAAGATAATGGCAATTAGTATGAAACATAAATCAATTACAATTGATGTAAATGACCGCAACGCACCAAATGTTGTTGCAATTGCAAATGTAAATGACAAAGCGGTTCGCTATCTTGATGTAACATTAACGGCAAGCGGTGAAAAATTGACCTTTGCAGATTGCACAGTAACTGCAACCTTTGCAACTGACGGATATTTAATCTCAGATTCAGTCGCTTGCACACTGAACAGCACGGCAGATGTTATTACTGTTCCGCTCGAAAATTTCAAGTCTATGTCGGGCTTTTTAGCAATCGAAATTAAGATTGCAAACGGCGAAACACAGGTGCTGAATACACCGCTTGCTTTAAAAGTTAAAGTGACTCCAAGTCTTCTTGACAAGAGCATGATCAATAAAGATAGCGCTGGCACGACCGCTGAAATCTGTAGAGAGGTTGCCACGGCACGGGGTGATTATGATAACCTCAACGCAAGGCTTAACGGGATTGATTCCGCTGTAACAAACAAAGCCGAAAAAAGCACGGTCAGTCAGTTGTCAGCTCGGATGCAGTCGGCGGAAACATCTCTTACAGGCAAGGCGAACGCAACGGATGTAGCCAACGCTCTTAAAGCGAAAGAGGACAATTCAAACAAAGTGAGCTCCAAAACGGACATTACAGACAGCAGTACCAATTATCCGAGCATTAAATATCTTGACGAATTTTACTACAATATAAACGAAGTTTACTCATCAGAAGAAACGAATGAGCTTCTCGGAAACAAAGCGGACAAGGCAGATGTAAGTAAGTTAAAGGATGATTTAGCTGAATTTTATAAACCAGTTTCTGATTTAGATAACAGAAAAGATGTTGACTTGTTTATTTCAGATAGTTATGGAAATATACTTGCCACATTCAAAGATGGCGAATTTACAACAAAAGAATTTAGCACAGTTAATAGTATTGGAAACAACATATGTGACACGTTAGAAGAATGTGACCTTGCTATTTCTGATGTGCAGGGAAATGTTGTATTTTGTATTGTTGATGATAATATCATAACACCAAAATATAATGCCAAAAATCATTATAAAACTTTTTCTATATTAGGCGATTCATACTCAACATTCAAAGACTATACAGACCCCTTAAATAATACACAGTGGTATCCACCATCAGATAGTGCAACACAAGGTTCTGAAAATGATGTTGAAGACGTGGAAAATACGTGGTGGCATTTATTTGCAAATGATTATAAATCTTTGTTAATTCAAAATAACTCGTATTCAGGTTCATGTATTTCATATGATTCTTATGGAACGGGAACAGTAGATGGTAAAAATTTTAGTTTTGTAAAGAGATGTGAAAATTTAAAGAAAGCGGAACTTATCATCATTGAGGGTGGAACAAATGATGCCTGGTCGAATGTGTCTTTAGGTGAGTATAAGTATTCTAATTGGGTTGAAAGTGATTTTGAGACATTCAGACCAGCTTGCTCGTATGTTTTGGATTATATAAAAAGAAATAACATAGGTGCAAAAATTATATTTGTTCTAAATGACGGACTTAAATCAAGTATTACAGAGTCAATAAAAAATATTTGTAATTATTACAACGTTGATGTACTTGAGTTGTCAAATATTAAAAAAAGCAACAACCACCCTAACATAGAGGGCATGAAACAGATAAAAGAACAACTTATCAATTTTTTAACAAGGAGTGACTTTAATGGGTAAAGTTTTAATTATAGCTGGTGCGGATTTTAGCAAAAACAAAATTGAAAATATAAATGTAATTGGTGGAAAATTGATTGATATAACGGACATCAAAAAAAATACATACATCGCAGTGCAAAGTGGTAAAGCAATAGAAACTTCACTGCCTGGATGGTCAACGTCAGGATTTATCAAGGTAGAAGATTATTTTACAAATATCAATGGATATTCCAATTTTTATGCCAATTCAGCTATAATTACTGGAATGATGTGTTTTTATGATGAAGATTATAATTTCCTTTCGTACAATAATGAAATGAAAAAAATAGACAAGGTAAAAGACGCTGTTAAAAAAGGTTGGTTTAATTTTATAAAGCCGACAGGAACAAAGTATATTAAAATGTGTTGGCAAAGCAATTTAGCCAATCCACTTGCAATAACTACACCGACTGTATATTTTCGCTAACTAAAGGGGGCGAAAAAATCAGGACACAGGTGCAGGGAATTTTAAATAATTAATGGATAAAATCAAATGGGACGATAGAAAGTGAGGTGTAATAAGTGACAACTGAAATTATTATTGCTTTAATCACGCTTGCAGGTTCTGCGGTGGGTACTCTTGGGGGCATCGTGATTAACAGTCGAATGTCGAATTATCGCATTGAACAGCTCGAAAAAAAGGTTGACAAGCATAACAGCCTCATTGAGCGTACATATGCGATTGAACGGCACAACGCTGTTGTTGATGAGGAAATTAAGGTCGCAAATCACAGAATTGACGATCTTGAGAAAAACAACGAAAGGAAGGATTAAAAATGAAAAAAATTTTCACCAAAAATTGGGCGAAAGCTACGGCGGTCAGAGCGATTAAGACCGTTGCACAGACTGCTATTGCAACAATCGGAGTGTCTGCCGTTATGACAGATGTAAACTGGGTTGCAGTAGGCTCGGCAAGCCTTTTGGCAGGTGTGTTGTCTGTGCTGACAAGCATTGCAGGTTTGCCCGAAGTTTCGGAAAACTAACTAAAATAAAAGGATAGCCCAGTTGAAAATTAAATTTCTTCTGGACTATCTATGTTTTTTAGATTATTGTTACGAAATTACTGGTGTGCCGGTTATATAGGGTGGAAGTCCATCTGGGTAAAGTCTAATGAGATTTTTGTAATTTCTTTTATAGTTTTCATTATTTTTGATTGATTTCTGCCATTTGCGTACTGCATTAAGAATATTATTGCAAAAACGCTTAACATCAATATTTAAGGCACCATCTATAACATTGTTATGAAAAGTTATGCCTTGACAAGTTGGTGCTAAAAATATAATTCGTGAATATGAAGATTTTTCATGTGTGGTTAGTGCTTGATGCACATATGAACAACGGAAATGGTAACAATCCTTGCCGGAAATAGATAGATCGCCCGGTTCTTTTGCGTAAGTGTCATACCAAGCAATATATTTATGTTTTTTTGCTACGCCGTCATTTGACTGCAGTGCTCCACAAATATCGGGCAATGTTAGAGAAGCTTGCAACGCTAAATAGTATAGTTTAGCGTCTAATGCCCGTTCAATTTCTTTTAAAATCAACTCCATATGATTCACCTCCCTTCTATTATGAATTATACCATATTAAAAAATGTAGTAAAAGTGGGAAGTGCATAAAATAAAAACGAAAGTGAGGAATAATAATTATGTCAACAAAAAGAATCTATCTCAGTCCGTCAAATCAGAATAGGAACACCTATGCAACGGGCGGTACAAACGAAATGGCTCAGTGCGACAAAATTGCCGCCGCAACAGCCAAAGCTCTCAAGCGTTGCGGTTTTGAGGTTATGGTCGCAAAGTCGGGAACGCTTATGCAGACACGCTGTCCCGAATCGGACAAGTTCGGTGCAGACATTCATATGCCGATTCACACCAACGCTTTTAACGGCAAGTACACAGGCGGTACAAGAGTGTTTTGCCTTAACTCAAACGGCAGAAAAGCCGCCGAGGCGGTAAAAAATGCCCTCGGAGCAATCTCACCGGGCAAGGACGATTCAGTCAGCTACAAAACCGACCTTTACGAAATCAATGTACCGAAAGCATTAACCGTGTATGTTGAGTGTGAATTTCACGACACCGTGACAGGCTCGAACTGGATTCGCAATAACACAAACGCAATCGCCGAGGCAATCTGCAAAGGCTTGTGCAACTACTACGGCATTACATATAAGTCGGCAAGCTCATCATCAGCAACCGCAAAACCGTCAACCCCGACAACAAAGCCGAGCACATCAGGTTTTAAGCCATACATTGTAAAGATTACATCATCAAACGGCGTAAATATCCGCAAAGGCGCAGGCACGAACTATGCCGTGTGTGGCTCAATTGCCAAAGGCGGAGCGTACACTATCGTAGCCGAAAAATCAGGCACAGGCGCAAAAAAGTGGGGCAAACTCAAAAGCGGTGCCGGCTGGATTGCCCTTGACTACACAGCAAAATTAAATAAAGCTTAAGGTAAAATATAACACATAATTGCAAAAAAATCCCCCTCATCCGCTGTAAAAAGTGGATGAGGGGAGTTTGTTATTTGTAAATTTAATGATTTTGCATAATATCGCATTTTTTGAAAGCCTGAAAGTACCGATTATATCTGACTTTTCCTGCCTTGCATTTGCCTAACATTTTACCTGTTTTTTTCTGTATTTCGGTGTATTTTAGCGTTAAAAAGATATAAAAAATAACCGCACCAAAAAGCTAAAAACTGGCTTTCTAATGCGGTTTTTTCTATGGTCGAGGTGACAGGACTTGAACCTGCGGCATCTTGGTCCCAAACCAAGCACTCTACCAAACTGAGCTACACCTCGAAATGTTGTTTAATAACAACAG